CATAGTCTCCCCCCTTGAGTTTGGATGCCGAGAGAGACTCTACAATAAAACTCTTAACCCTGCAAGCACAGATGTCGTTGTAGGGTTAAGAGGGGGGAAATATGGAAAATAGTCCCTTTGCGACACACTCTCGGAAGGCAGTGTGGGGCCGCAGCTGTCCCCCACGCTTTTTTCTTTCGAAAATAGAGCAGCCTCATTTCGCAAAACTTTGAGACTTCGCTCGAAGGCCTTTACAAAATATCCGACAGGTCCGTCGAAACCCCTATCGAAGGATGCGTTTCCCATTCTTCATCGACACATTTGAAACAATACACATCCAGGCAATACTCAGAACCTTCGGAATATGTCAGGCCGCTTTCCAAACAACCGCTTTTTTCTTTGAGTTCGGGCACTTCTACCTCCCAGGCATATTTGAATCCATAATATAGTGTAGAAATCAGACTTTGTGACGGCAAGTGGCTTCACGGCGATTAAAATCAAGTAGCGTTCATAAGAGTAGGTCTGTCCCGGAAAAGCCAAAAGAGCGGGGGCCACTGCCCCCCGCGTCCCATCGCCGCTACGCGGCCCAGTGTAGCGCTTTAGCGCGTGCGTCCAGAACATCGGACCCCTCAGAAAAATTTTTTCCTTCGCCTGCATTTTGCCGCTTCTATTGCCGCTTCTATTGCCGTTTCTGGTTGCCGCTTCTATTGCCGTTTGGCAGCAAAAAATCCCACGTTGTATTTGTATGCCGGAGAGGGAGAATGCATGGCAAATCAATACACACCACGGGGCATTTGCACGATATGCGGGCGCAGGCTCTCAGCTTACAATCCCGGCACGAAATGTTTTTTCCATTCAGTCATGGACAGGTCACAGAATTTGCTGCCCGAAGAACATTACCACCCGGTTAAATACGTCGATCCCGAAAATGGCTCACTTAAGGTCCGCATCAGCGAAGGTGGAGCGTGGCGCCAGTCCGCAAACAGAATAAACGGATAGTGCCGCACCGGGATAAAGGGGGCGGTTACGGCCCTCAGGTATTGAGTATCCGCAGGCAATCTTTTCGAGGGGCAATAATGGCCAAGCCGACAAAATACAAAGAGGACATGCCCGCGCGGGCTGAAAAAATGGCTCGGGCGGGCAATACCATGGCAAAGATCTCCAGGGCTTTCGGGGTCCAGAGGGACACGCTGGACAACTGGGTGCAGCAAAGGGGCAAACTTCGAGAGGCAATCGAGCGCGGCCGCACCCACTTTCGTTCCGAGTGCGCGGAGAAAAACCTCTTCAAGCGGGTCGAAGGCTACTTCTATGAGGAAAAAACCGAGGAACTGCGCAAAGTCGAAGAACTTGACCCGATAACCGGCAGGACTGTCATCGCCGAAAAGCCGGTCGTGGTTAAAACAGTCCGTAAACATGTGCCGCCGGATACGAGGGCTGTGATCTTCGCGGTAAAGTGTCTCATGCCTGATAAATACAAAGACAGGCAGGAGGTGCAAATATCCGGGTTGACCGAATTTGTGACCGAACTTCAGGAGGCCCGAAAGCGTGCGTCGAACAGCCAATCTTCCTAAGAAACTCGCAGCCGATCTTGGCAAATACGCCTTGGACCCGTTGGGGTGGGTGCTCTATGCGTTTGGTTGGGGCAAGGGCGAACTGGCCGGCCCCATCGGCCCTGACGAATGGCAGAAGGAATTCCTCGCCGGGCTGGGGCAAAAGCTGAAAGACGGCGCCGGGGCCGGAGCAATTATCCGCGACGCTACAGCAAGTGGCCACGGAATCGGAAAATCCGCCCTTGTGGCATGGCTCATCCTTTGGGCCGTCTCAACATTCCCAGACACAAAGGGCGTCGTTACGGCAAATACCGAGACGCAGCTTAAAACCAAGACATGGTCGGAGCTTGCCAAGTGGTACCGGCTTTGCTGGTTTGCAAAAGAGATGTTCGATTTAACGGCGACGGCGATCTTTTCCAGGGTGCCGGAGCACGACCGCACCTGGCGGGTCGATCAGGTCGCGTGGTCCGAGCGAAATACCGAGGCCTTCGCGGGCCTGCACAACAAGGGACGGCGCATCCTTTTGATATTCGATGAGGCAAGCGCCATTCCGGACGTCATCTGGGAGGTCTCCGAGGGGGCCCTGACCGATGAGGGGACGGAGATCATCTGGTGTGTATTCGGAAACCCGACCAGGAACACGGGCAGGTTCAAGGACTGCTTTACGGGCAAAACGCGCAATCGCTGGACTACGAGGCAGATCGACTCCCGCATGAGCCGGTTTACGAATAAAGAGCAGATCGAGCAGTGGGTCCAGGATTACGGGATCGATTCGGATTTCGTGAAGGTGCGAGTGCGCGGTATGTTTCCGGCCCTGTCGGCGAGGCAGTTCATAAGCGTTGTGGACGTGGATGCCGCTTTTGGCAGGTTTTTAAGGGATGAGCAGTACAGCTTCGCGCCGAAGATAGTCTCGGTCGACCCGGCCTGGGAAGGCGACGACGAACTGGTGATAGGTCTTCGGCAGGGGCTCGCGTTCTCGATTAAGCGGGTCATCCCTAAAAACGATAATGATATGCAGGTTGCTAACATTATTGCGCAGCTCGAAGACACGGAAAGTGCGGATGCGGTCTTTATCGATGCCGGCTACGGCACGGGAATCGTCTCCGCGGGAAGGACAATGGGCAGGAACTGGCAGCTCGTCTGGTTTTCCGGAGAATCATCCGATCCGGGGTATCTCAACAAACGCGCCGAGATGTGGGGCAACATGCGCGACTGGTTGAAATCGGGCGGAGCGATACCCAGGGATACGGCCCTGTACAATGACCTGATCGGACCTGAGACCGTCGGCAGGATGGACGGCAAGATCCAACTCGAAGCCAAGGCGGACATGAAGAAACGCGGGCTCAAGTCTCCAAACCGGGCCGATTGTCTGGCGATATCGTTTGCATATCCCGTAAGCGCCAAGATCAACCGGCTCCGCAAACCCGTTTTCGCCCTGACTGAGTACGATCCGTTGGCAAATAGTTTTGAGTTTTGAGTTTCCAGTTTTTAGTGAAAATCGGGAACTCGAAACCCTTACGACTCCAACTAAAAACTAACAACTAAAAACTCGAACGGAGTGAGCAATGTGCTTTTCATCCCCATCGGTACCAGCTCCTGTCCCGGCCCCGGCGCCTCCGCCGAGCTTGCCGGACAGCGGCGTGCAGAACGCGGGTGCAAATCAGCGCAACCTCGCGGCAATGGCTTACGGGGCGAGCTCGACCATTTTAACCGGGCCTCAGGGCTTGCAGACACCGGCGAGCACCACCAACAAAAGCTTGCTGGGGGGCTAAGTTGACTCAAAACTCAAGACTCAAAACTCAAAACTCTTCCGAGCCGATCAAAGAGCTTCGGGGCTATCTTGACGGGCGCATGGCGGGCTTGAGGTCCGAGCGCTGGTCCTACTGGCAGCATTGGCGCCAACTCTCTGACTATATTTTACCCAGGCGCGGACGGTTCCTGCAGACGCCCAACCAGGCAACGAGGGGCGATCCCGTTGGGTCGAGGATTATCAACGAGACGCCGACCCTGGCCGCAAGAACACTATCGGCGGGATTGATGGCGGGGCTGACATCCCCCGCCCGGCCCTGGTTCAGGTTATCTATTCGGGACATGGATGTTTCTGATAATACCCCGGTGAGGTTGTGGCTGGATGAAGTTACTAAGCGGCTTCTGACGGTCTTATCCCAGAGCAACGCCTACAACGCCCTGCACGTGATCTACGAAGAACTGGGGGTGTTCGGAACCGGCTGTGTGCTCATCGAGGAGGATTACGAGGATGTCGTTCGCTGTCAGACTTTGACGGTGGGAGAATATTATCTGGCAAGCTCCGGACGAAACGAAATCGATACGCTGTACCGAGAATACGTACTCACTGTTGCTCAAATCGTTGATCGATTCGGCGTCGAGGCCTGCAGCCGGACCGTCCAAAGCCTTTTTGAGTCCAGACAGCACGACAAGGAAATAAACGTCTGCCAGGCCATTGAGCCAAACGACGACCGGGCGCCCCAGATACCGGGCTTGAAAGGCCGCAAGTTCCGGTCTGTCGTCTGGGAGTGGGGACAAAGCCAGGATAAGGTTTTAGAGCTAAGGGGCTACCATGAACAACCCTTTTGCGCGCCACGGTGGCACGTCATCGGGAATGATTCTTACGGCAGATCCCCCGGCATGGAATGTCTGGGCGCATCCAAGATGCTGCAGACCCTCGAGCGCAGGACTGCCCAGGCAATCGACAAGGT